TTAGATGTTTCTGGTACTGAGTTACTTGTTACTCCAGGTGATGCTTCTACTGGTTCATAACGAGATGGAGCTGGCTCATCAAGAGATACAGACTCCGCTGTAGTCATTACCATATCCTCTTGGCCAAGGACACGGTTCAACTTAGTTTTAAGTTCATCGTATGTTTTATAGTTTTTAGGATCGAGGAAATCCTGCAAGCTATACAAACGATTGTAAATACCTTCTAGCTTTTCATCGTCATCAGACAAAGCAGAGGCATTTGCAAACTCAGATTTGTCATAGTTACGATAACCCGCAACCTGCTGAATCTTAAGTTTGAAATTCGCTCCATCCCAGAAATCAAATGGATTCACCGGATCTTCATCGGCAAACTGCGGCTGCATAACATCCATAATCTTATCAAAGATCTTTTTACCAAACTTATAAAGGAATACCTTACCTTCATTGTCTGGGTTACCTGGATCAGATACGACTTGAATATTTGCTACATAATGCAAGCGGCGCTTACGATCACGAGCAGTTTGTTTATCCTCTTCACGACCAGAATTCCACAGCACTGAATTCATTTCAGATACTGGATCATTTTGACCAATTGATGTAAGAGAATTTTCGATATACCAAAGACCTGATGGACCTTGGAAACCGTGATCCCAATAACGAACCCAAGGGAGATCCTCGCCTTCGGGTGCTGGTAGGAAACGAATTACTGCGTAACCATTACCTGCTTTATCGACTGTTGGTTTCCACAAACGCTCATCTGCATAAGATTGCTTTTGTTGTCCACCACCACCGGCGGCTTCTGCCGCTTTGGTAAGTGAATCGATAGAACTGCGGTTACGTTTTAGATTTGAAAAAGACATATATTTCTCCGTATGTTTTTGTATTTACTGAATTATCCACATTCACATAATATAAGTATTATACATCAAAATTACTCTGATGTAAACACCTTAAGCACAATATTTTTAGCTTTTTGTAAATCATATTGAACAAAAGGTGAATATTTACGAACCTTTCGTGAGACATCTGGCCACACAATAGTTTCGCTTATTTCTTTATTAGCACGATTCATAAATCCTGTAAGTTGATTTAGAATTACTACTGACTCTATATTTATATCACCACCAAGGTAAGCCGTGATGATATGAGGATGACCATCTGATGAATTCAACACTTGATCTAAATTACCTAGATCAGCAAGTGTAGTCATATCATTTTCAAAGGTATAACCTAATGACTGCATACGCTTTTGATAAGACTTATAGATGTCTTCATCTTCAATCATATCGCCAATCCAAGTCTTATCTTGAATGAAGTGCGCTGCATAATAGTTGATTAGTTCTTTAGCACTATCAAATTTTCTACCAACCTTTGCAAAGAAATATTTGTCTTTTCGTTTCCAAAAAGATTGTGGCTTTACAGAAGTCTTATAATTGTATTTGATAGCGTCATAACTATCAGACTCAAAATGTAACTTCATAGATTGGTAAAAGCGAAAAGCGTCGTATGGTTCCATAATCATATTGGCAAAGTTGCTGTGTTAGAGTCTTTAATCATTCGAAGACGTTGGGCTTCAGCAGTAACTTTTTCTTTAAGACTAGGAGTAATCACTCTTCCTACGTCTTCTACTGGAAACTCAAGTTCCTCACAAACTTCAAGGATTGCGTCTAAATAAGAAAGCTGAAACTGCTTTACTTTCTTTTCTACCACAGTAGAAAATCTTTTCTTTGTGAGTATCTTACCTTCTAACATTGCTGAATTAGTTCCAACGATAGTATTTGTGAGTTCCGATTTGTGTAGTGTAGTTGAGGGTTTTGGCCCAAGTTGGTCGAACATAGTTAGCATGATAATGTGTTGCCCCTTCTGTAATATCAATATTGTTATACCATAAAGCAAGTGTTTCACGAACCACTATCTTAACTTTATTTTCTAATTCTGTATTAATCATTCGATCGGATTTACCATCGCAATACCAGCTAAATTGACACTGATTACGAATCATATTACCGTTTGAGTCTTGCCGACCTTGATAGACTACTCCACAGATACTGTCGGGATATCGAGGATCTTCAGTTCGATTGAGTACCACATTAGTAACACCCATCACTGAAGCATATCCGTCTGAACGAGCTTCAAAATATCCGTTTTGAATTAAGCATTGAAATTCACTATTAGTAATATTTGTACTAATACTTTGAGCGCTTACCGATCCAGCGCTCGCAATAAGACACAATCCGAATTGAGTCGCCCATTTGGTGAGCTTGTTTTTGTAGTCAAAGTTTGCCATAATGTATCTACCTGTTTTGGTGTTTTATTCTGCACGATTGGAAGAAACTCGTCTGGTTTTCTTAGTTTAATTTTACGAGATTCTTCTCCTACATTTTGTAGAGTTGTGCCTTTTACTTCAAATCCTTTTGCAGCACTTGAAATATATTCAGTCAATTCTTTTGTTTTGACATTAAAGACGTAGAGTCTCATTGCACCAACAAGAGTAATTGGCAGAATAGAAGTAATCTTAAAGCTCATATCTTCTTTAAGGTACTTAACCTTAGCCACTTGTTTATCAGCAGCTCGCGGTTTAGGTGTACGAGTCTTACGTGTAGCTTTGGCAGAAGCTTTGACTCTATCTAGATCAGCGATCATTTCTTCAATCAACTTGATGCGACGGCGAAGAACCGTCCGCTTAACATGTGAATAGCCTTCAACTGCTTGTTCACAACGTTTATGATAAGCGTCCTCGTAATCTAATAGCCAACCTTCAAGTCTTTTCAGCACAGGAGCTGTATGTGACCCGCTCAAACCATGTAGCTTGAAGCAGTTGTACATATTAAATTCTGGTTCTTCGCCGTCAATCCAAGCGTCTTCCAAATCATCCAAGTCAGTCATAACAGTTTCTTGAATTTTATTGAAAAGACGCTGTTGAGGGGTTAAGACAACGACATTTGACGCTGCTGTGTCAGCACGTGCTTTCTCCTCAAGGATCTTTTTACCAATTGAAATGAGATTAGTATAGAATTCATTAACGCGTTCTACACCATTTTCCAAGCCATACTTTTTTGGTAATTCTTGTTGTAAAATTTGAGTCCAGTATATAATTGAAGCATGTAAGGTATACATATAGAAATTATACTCAGGAGTAGCTAAGATAGCCCGAGCATCATCTTTAGAAAAAGTCTGCTTAACATACTGCTTAGTAATTGAAGAAAGCTCTTTACGATCAACGTCCTGATGAATATAATATTTAAACCTATCAAATCCATCGTTCATTGGAGCTGCAGCAATACCAGTTTTAGGTCTTGCTCTAACAGTGATTTTTTTACGAGCTGCCATAGGGTGTTTCTCCTTAGTGAGTATATTTATATACTACCATAAGTAACTGAGAATGTACACAGTTAATTTCAACTTTTTACAAAGTTTTTCACAGTCTCAACTTTGAATGATCGCCAATCTTCTAGACCAGTATCAAATACACGAATAGCTTTCAAGATCGAATCTAACCCTTCGCGAAGTTCAGGGGTGTCATCGCCTTTTGGAATCTTATTGCTTGGAATAATATCCATATTCAAAGTGCATTTCATTACGCGAGTGTCACCATTTACTTTTGTAAAGGTTACTTCACATTCACTTTCTCGCAAAGCTGCGAGCATATTTTCTTGAGTTAGTTCCATACTATAAATTCTCCGTACGTTTGGAATTGACATTATTATTTTCCCATAAAATCATAAGATCTATTAAACGATTTAATATATCTTTTGTCTTTTAGTTTTATATTTCTCTTTAATCGCGTTTTAGATGGAAACCACATATAAGCAATTGGGTCTCCAGCTTTTACATGAATATACT